TGTGACTTCTTAGCTTCAGGTGATACAGTATTCGAACCAGATGACCTTAGTTTCTACGAACAAACATATCAAAAAGATCCTGTAGAAAAAAGAGGAATAGATAATAATTTATGGATATGGGAACAACCTGACTACTCAAAATCGTATATGGTTGTAGCGGATGTATCTAGAGGAGACTCTGCCGATTACTCTGCATTTCATGTATTTGACATAGAAACCTGCGTACAAGTAGGAGAATATAAAGGTAAATTATCTCCTAAAGATTTTGGAAATGTACTGGTAGCCATAGCAGCAGAGTATAATGATGCACTACTAGTGGTAGAAAATGCAAATATAGGATGGGCTACTATAGAACAGATTTTAGAAAGAGAATATCGTAATTTATACTACAGTCCCAAAAGTCAAATGGACACTGTTGAATCATATATGACTAAGTACGAAAGAGATCAACTCGTACCCGGCTTTACAATGTCAGTTAGAACTAGGCCTTTAGTGATTGCTAAGATGATGGAATATATCCGTGAAAAAGGTGTTACTATTCAATCAAAACGATTGATGGGTGAGATGAGAGTATTTGTATGGAAGAACGGTAAAGCACAAGCTCAGACAAATTATAATGATGATTTATTAATGTCCTGTGCAACTGCTTTATATGTTAGGGATACTGCATTAAGGCTACGTCAACAAGGGATGGACCTTGCTAGAGCACGTTTATCATCATTTACCAACCTTAATGCAAAAAACCAAGCAGTTATATCAACAGTTGCTTCCCAAGCAAATAATCCGTATATTGTAAGAACAGACCACGGTAACGAAGATATTTCGTGGTTAATTGGATAAACCATATTTATAAATAAACTGTATAGATGGCAGATACTTCACTATTTAAAAGATTAGGCAGACTATTTTCTTCTGATGTAGTAATTAGAAACATTGGAGGAGATCAATTAAAAGTAGCCGACGTAAATCAGATACAAACAACAGGTAGGTATCAAACCAATTCCCTAATAGATAGGTTTAGTAGGTTATATATTTACAATAATAAGAATATATTTAACCCTAACCTAAATTACCAAACCCTACGTATTCAATTATACTCTGATTATGAAGCAATGGATACCGATCCATTAATAGCTTCTACATTAGATATATTAGCTGATGAAGCTACCCTTAAAAACGATATGGGAGAAGTACTTTCTATTAAATCATCAGATGAAAATATACAGAAAGTTCTTTATAATTTATTTTACGACGTTCTTAATATAGAATTTAATTTATGGTCTTGGACACGTAATATGTGTAAATATGGTGACTTTTTCCTCAAATTAGAAATAGCAGAAGAGTTTGGAGTATATAATGTGCTTCCTTATACTGTTTACCATATGACAAGACAGGAAGGACTAGACCCAGAAAATCCTGCTAGAGTAACTTTTCAATTAGATCCTGATGGATTAGCATCATCTCAAGATCCTAACTATATGCCTAAAAGTAACAAAAAGGTAGTAGAGTTTGACAACTATGAGATAGCACACTTCAGATTAATATCGGATACTAACTACCTTCCATACGGGCGTTCTTTCATAGAACCAGCTAGAAAAATATACAAACAGCTGACTTTAATGGAAGATGCGATGTTAATACACCGTATAATGAGAGCTCCTGAAAAGAGAACTTTCTATATTAATGTAGGCCAGATACCACCTAATGAGGTTGAGCAGTTTATGCAAAAAACTATCAACACTATGAAAAAAACTCCATATGTTGACCCAAATACAGGTGATTATAATCTTCGATTCAATATGATGAATATGATGGAAGATTACTATATTCCAATGAGAGGTGGTGATACCCAAACAAAAATAGATACTACTAAAGGACTTGATTACGACGGTACAAATGACATCGAATACTTAAGAGATAAGATGTTTGCAGCCTTAAAGGTACCTAAAGCATATTTCGGATACGAAGGAGATCTTAACGGTAAAGCAACATTAGCAGCAGAAGATATTAGATTTGCAAGAACGGTAGAAAGATTACAGAGAATATTAGAATCTGAGTTGACTAAGATAGCTTTAGTACACCTATATACCCAAGGCTTTAAAGGAGAGTCGTTAACAAACTTTGAGATTAGTCTTACTAACCCTTCTATAATATTCGAACAAGAGAAAGTAGCATTATTAAAAGAAAAAGTTGATTTAGCATCTCAAATGTTAGATACTAAATTATTCCCTACAGATTACATATACGATAATATCTTCAACCTATCAGAGGATCAGTATATGGAAATGAGAGATCTAGTTGCTGAAGATAAAAAGAGATTATTTAGAATAACACAGATAGAAAATGAAGGTAACGATCCTGCTAAGTCTGGTAAGTCTTACGGTACTCCGCATGATTTAGCATCCTTATATGGTCGTAGACAGGGAGATCAAAAAGGTATGCCTTTTGGAAGAGTTCCCGCAGGATATGAAGACGATACTCCAGGCATAGGAGAAATAGGCCCAGAAGGTGGAAGACCTAAGTTACATGCATCGCGTTACGGTACTAATGATGGTATTGGAGGTAGGGATCCTCTAGGCCAACACGGTATGAAAGGTGGTTTTGAATCAGACAACGAGAATGTTAACGAAGAAGATAACTCTACTAAAGTAGATAATACTTTAGCAAAGACACTTTTTTATCAAAATAAAGATATTTTCAATAATAGAAAACAAATTATATTTGAAAAGAAGGAGAAAGAGAAAGATAACTTGTTGGATGAATCACAAATTAAAGATTTACAAAATTAATCACTATTTATATAGGTAAGGTGTACTACGTGTACAACAAAACATAATAATAATGCGCATTAAACATAGCAAGTACAAAAATACTGGACTAATATTCGAATTATTAGTAAAGCAAATTGCAGCAGATACTCTTAATAAAAAAGACTCTGCCGCAGTAACTATTCTTAAAAACAACTTTACTGGTAAATCAGCTTTAGTACGTGAGTTTAAACTATACGAATTCATATTAAAAAATAAATCGATATCTCAATCTAAAGCAGAATCTATTGTTTCAACTATAATAGAAGTTGCTCGTTCAATTAATAAAGATAGTTTAAAAAAGCAAAAGTATAGCCTAATTAAAGAAATAAAAGATAGTTACAATTTAGATGAATTTTTCTCTATCTCAGTAAAAGATTACAAACCACTTGCAGCTCTATACTGTTTAATGGAGGCACATAAAGTTACAGATATTGTAGACCCTAATTTTTTAGTAGATAATAAAACTACTATATTAGAGCATCTTACAAAAGAAGAGCAAAATAAAAAGCAAGTAAGAGATAACTTAATTGAGGAGTATTCTAAATACGATAAGGATCTTAAATTACTTACTTTCAAAATACTTTTAGAAAAGTTTAATTCTAAATACGGCACTCTTCTTCCAGAACAGAAAAATATCTTAAAAGAATTTATTACATCTGTTGATTCATCTACTCGTTTACGTAATGTAGTAAATGAAGAATTGAATAAATTAAAAGAGATTATCAATAGATTAAAAGAGACAGTTGAAGATGACATTGTAACTATAAAGTTACAAGAAATAATTAAAACTATTAAACCAGTTGCTAAAACAAAAAGAGTAACTGATGATCATCTTGTTAATATAATGCAATATTATGAACTAGTTCAAGAATTAAAAGGATTATGAAAATAAGCCAATTAAGAGAATTAGTAAAAGAAATAATGCAGGAGATAAATGAAATTAGCGCTACCAATGTCGGTGGTGCTTCTTTTACACCCGGTAAAGGAGCGCAATATGCTACTCCTCATGCTTTTTCAAAAAAGGGTAAAAAGAATAATGCAACAAAATATGCCGAGAAATTAGGCTATAAGGTAGCAAAGACAAAAAAAAGACCATATAACACTAAAATGTTTGATTATTTAGATGAGAACAATACAGGAAAAATATAACGCTATTTTAGAGGGAACCTTCTCTAAATCTCAATTTGTAAAAGATGCAAAACGAGAACTATCTCAATTTATATCTCCATTTAATGGGTACAAAGACACAGTATCTATTCTCAAAAGTAAAGGAGTAATATACGAAGCTAAGAAAAAAGATACACCCGAATATGATACTCCAGGTAAAAAGTACTCTGATGAGGCACTAAGAAGAGGAGTTGATTACGAATTAGAAGGAATGGGATTAATGTCTCAAGAATCTATCTTAGAAAAAGATTTCATTAAAGCAGAAAAGAAAGCTATTAAGAATCTAGATAAAGATCCTAACCACTACTTACATCTCTTATCGGGAGATTCTAAAAAAGTAGATAAGCACGACAAATACGTGGAGGTTAAAAAGAGTAACCATGTAGATACTTTCAATGGACTTAAAAAAGCTGAATTGAAAGAAGCTGCTATGGCTAAAGGCTTTACTGAAGAACAGATAGAAGCTGCTTTGAAAAGCTTAAAAGAAAAGAAAAAATCATTATACGAATATGATCAAGCTGATGCAGTTGCCGATTATATAAAAGATTTTTACAAAAACCCAAAAACAGGTGAAAGTATAATTGACGATGAAACTATCAACGATTTTTACAGAACTCATCCAGAATGGGAAGAACAAGCAGATGGTTCTGATGAAGGAATGCAAGCAGTTCTAGATAACTTCAAAGAATTCTTATCAGTAAATACAGATTATATAGACGAAAAGAAAGGAAAAGATCATGACGGAGACGGAGATGTAGACGGAGATGATTACATGGCTGCTAAAGACAAGGCTATCAAAAAAGCAATGGGTAAAGATGTAGATGAAGATATACATGATAAAGATATTTTATCAAGACCTATTTCCAATCCTGCTGTTGGTGACTATAAAATGTCACCTGAAATGGCAAAAGACCACAATGATGATAGATCTTATTCTGCAATAACATCAAAATATAGAAAACAAATTAACGATCCTAGTATATCTGATGAAGAATTAGAATACATATTAGGCGGTTCAGGAAACCCTAGAATGGG